TGAGGGTAACATAAGTCCATATATAGGTCTTAGATATGATACTGATAAAACCTTTATTGAAGGTGGAATAGTACATGGTTACTCTTACAAAGAAACTTTACCTTATGCTAGACTTGGCTATAAGCTGGGAGATAATATGAACTTAGTATTAACTCCTGGCTTTGAAAAGAAAGGTAACAACATTAATCCTGGTGTTGTTATCGGAATAGAACTATTATTTTAAAGGAAACACTATGACAATATATGCGTGGGACATCGAGGCGAATGGCTTCCAAGATGTAGCGGACACAATATGGGTTTCAGTAATGCGTAACTTAGATACAAAAGAGTTACATATCTTCAGTGACCATGATGATAAGTACCCTAACCTATCTGAATCATTTAAGCTATTAGATGAAGCTACAGGTATTATAGCACATAACGGTATGAGATATGATCGTGTTGTGTTAGATAAAGTAGCTGGATACGCTATAGATCGTAACAAAATAATTGATACGGTAATATACTCAAGGCTAAACGACTTCCATCGTAAGAAAACATTTAGAAAACATAGTCTTAAGGCTCTTGCTATACAAGCAGGAGAAGAACAGAAGATGGATTATGATGGTGGCTTTGATAACTACTCTGATCATATGGTAGAATACTGTGTAGCAGATGTTGATGCTAACATAGCTGTGTATCATATGCTTATGAAAGAATATAAAGAAGTTAAGAAAACTAACCCTAACTATGATGATGCAATTAATATCGAGCATCAGATGGCTTACTGGTCTAGTGAACAGATAAGAAATGGTTGGGAAATAAACGAAGAACTACTGGACAGTACGTTAATTAAAATAAAGGAAGAAATGAATGGGATTGAAACAAGAACCGAGCCACAACTCGGCACCCTTACTATCACAATCGATAAAGAACCAAAGACAGCTAAGTACAAGAAGAACGGAGAATACACCTCAGTATCTGCGAGACTCCTTACTGACTATTTCGGGAGGTATATTGATATCTCTGATGCTCTATGCTCTGATCCCCCAATAAAACCTGGAGAAGAATTTCAAAGACAAGAAACAGTTGAGGCAAGACTAGGTAACCAAGAACATCTTAAAGAATTTCTTTACACGATAGGCTGGGAACCGACTCAATGGAACTGGAAGAAAATAAACGGACAATTTCATAGAGTAAGTCCTAAACTAACTACAGATAGCTTAATAAAACTAGGTGATATAGGTAAAGATATAGATAAATACTTTACACTAAGAGCCAGACATAGCATACTAACTGGATGGAAGGAACACATACATGATGGAAGATTATATGGTGATGTTATTGATATTGGTGCCGCTACTGGTCGTCAAACACACAAAATAATAGCTAACATACCCTCACCTAAAGCTACTTATGGTAGCGAGATACGCTCAATGTTTATCTCTGCTAAAGATAAGGTGCTTATATCAGCTGATGGTGCAGGTTATCAGGCTAGAGTCGTAGCTCACTTTGGTAAGGATCAAGAGATGTCTGATGAGATATTGAAAGGAGATATACACCAGAAAAACGCTGATGCAATACAGTGTACTCGCAGTGAAGCTAAACCTTTCTTCTTTGCTTTCTTGTTTGGTGCTGGTGGTGTTAAACTAGGTACTATCCTGGGGAGATCATCACAAGCAGGTAATAAAGCTAAAGATGCTTTCTTAAATCGTTGGCCTGCATTAGCTAGTCTAACAGAGAAAGTAAAGAGTGTAGCACAACAACGAGGTTATCTACGTGGCCTTGATGGTCGTCGTATTTATACTGATGAAGCATACAAAGCATTCAACTATCTTATACAAGGTACTGAAGCTATACTAATGAAACGTACTATAGTGCGTATCAACGAAGCCTTCGAAGCAGAGGGTATTAAAGCAAAGCAATTACTGTTTTACCATGATGAATGTACGTGGGAAGTGTCTCCTGAAGATGCTATCAAAGCTGAACCCATCATACGTAAGTGGTTTATCGAAGCACCTAAAGAACTTGGTGTAGACATAATGGAAGCAGGCGATTGTAAAATAGGTAACGATTATTTAGAGGTGCACTAATGCCATATATTGAAAAGAGTAAACGAGAAGAATTATTTGATAGAGATCCTGAGACAGCAGGAGAACTTCAATACCTTATAGCTGAAATGATTCAAAGCTATATAACAGATAAGGGCCCCTATAACTATCAAACACTTAATGATGTTATGGGAGCTTTAGCGGGAGCTCAGATGGAGTTCTACCGTAAAGTAGTTGCTCCTTATGAGAATAAGAAGGAGATACTTAATGGATCAGTATACTAGTCCTCGTATAGTTACTATGTATACAAAACCTAACTGTATATTCTGTGAGAAGGCAAAAAACTTATTGCATTCCCTAGAGAATTGTGTTATAAATGAAGTTCGACTAGATAAAGAACCTCAATTTATAGATGATGTTAAAGAAAGGCTAGGTAATACCGTACCACAAATAATAATTAATGGTCTCCACATTGGAGGCTATGATAATCTAGTTGACTACGTAGAGTCATGGAGTTAACAGAAGTATTCTTCCTACTGATAGGCATAATAGTATTTCAGTCCTATCAGTTGTGGAAGTTAGATAAGAAGGCCGACGAATTACTTGAGATAGTAATCGGCCTTCATATGGGTGAACTTGAAATAACAAAGGTAGAAGATGATGAGTACTAATATATACATTGACGGAGACATTCTAGTATACCAATCTATTTGGGGTGCTACAAGTAACAAAGATATTAAGAAGAAGTTAGATCAAACAATAACTAATATAATGTCAGACCTACAAGGTGGTAATGGCATGATAGCTATTAAAGGTATAGGTAACTTTAGAAAGGATATTTACACACCATATAAAGGTAATAGAAAGAAAGAGTTAACTCAGGAAGAAAAAGATTTCTTTGAATATGCTTACAACTATTTAAAGGATGGCTGGAAAGCAGTAACAGCAGATGATATGGAAGCAGATGATCTGTTGGCTATCTGGCAAACTAAAGATCCTGGTATTATAGTAAGTATAGATAAAGATATGTTACAAGTACCAGGATTACATTACAATACAAGAAGAAAGGATTATACTAATATCTCTGAAGAAGAAGCTTCATTACTGCTACATACTCAAGTAATGATGGGTGATTCTACAGATAATATTCCTGGACTTAGAGGGATAGGTAAAGTTAAAGCAGCTAAAGTATTAGTGAATATACCTATGGATCAACACCTATCTAAAGTAAAAGACTTTTGGAAAGAACATTATGGTAGAGGTTGGGAAGACAATATGCAACTCAACATGGATCTTATATACTTAAGGAGAACACTAGATGATCGCTACGATATCCGAACAGGACGAAGAGCTATTAAAGACTTACAACATAAAGGTGGAAAGGAATTGGAATCATCCAGACGAGTATCAAGCGACCTTCATAAAGGGTTGGGTGAACGTGATGACGACTGGGGAGACAAGAGAACAAGCAGTATATAGGCTAAAAGAATTGTTGGCCGCAGAGATCTTAATTAGTAATCCTAAGTTAAGTGTTCAAGCTGCTTTCGAACAACTAATAATGTGTAACAAGCTAGGAGTATAGCGATATGGGTAAGATAATTAGAAAAATTGAATGTGATTCTTGTGGTTCATCTGATAACAAGTGTGAATACGATGATGGATCTACTTGGTGTTTCACTCCAGACTGTAAAGGAAATAAGAAAGCATTTAATAATAAAGAAGATAATACAGTAGTACCACTGAAGTCTTTACCCTTTGGCACATCAGCTGAACGTAATATATCTAATAAGATATGTGAAATGTTTGGTGTTACAAGAGAGGTATCTTCTAATGGAGGTACTAGTGCAGTATACTACCCTTACTATGAGAACAATGTAGTTGTAGGTAGTAAGAAAAGATTATTCCCTAAAGATTTTAGAGTAGAAGGTAGACTACCTCTTACTTTATTCGGTCAGAATATATTTGCTGGAGGTGGTAAGCGTATTGTTATTACTGAAGGTGAAGAAGATACTCTTGCTGTAGCAGAAGCATATAGTAAGTATAACACAGGTATAATTTATCCTGTAGTCTCTATACCTTCTGCATCTAACTTAAAGGCAGTAGTAGAGAACCGAGATTACCTTAGATCATTTGAAGAAGTTATACTATTCATAGATACAGATGAAGCAGGTGATATAGCGGTAGATAAGCTAGCTAATGCTATTGGCTTTGATAAAGTAAAGGTAGCTAAGACACAACACAAAGATGCATCAGAAGCTTTAACTAACACAGGACATATGGCATTACTCAGAGGTATATGGGATGCACAACAATACAGTCCTCAAGGTATTATTACTGGTGAAGATCTGTGGAGTAAGTTAGTAGAATATAATGAGATAGAATCTTTACCTTACCCGGAGTGTTTCTCAGGGCTTAATGATAAGATTAAAGGTATGAGGCTAGGTGAAATAAGCTTATGGGTTTCTGGTACTGGTGCAGGTAAATCTACTATGCTAAGAGAAATAGTATTAGATATAATTGATAAGACTAATGAAAAGATAGGTATCATTGCACTCGAAGAAAGTCCCGCTGAAACTACTAGAAAGCTAGCTGGCATGGTTATAAACAAGAATCCAGCTGCAGATAAGATAGAGCTAGATGAACTAAGAGTAGGCTTCGATAAGTTTAAAGATAGAGTACTAGTGTTAGATCACTGTGGTTCTATGGCTAATGGAATTATATCTCAACTAGAATACATGGCTTTATCTGGGTGTAAGTATTTGTTCATTGATCATATAACTATATTAGTATCTGAGGGATCCGATGGATTAACGGGTAACGAAGCTATAGATAAGGTAATGAATGATCTACTAAGAATAACCAAGCAACATAACGTGTGGATAGGCCTAGTGTCTCACTTAAGAAAGATGGGTACAGCAGGTCAATCATTTGAAGAAGGTAGATTACCTACTGTAGATGATATACGTGGTTCTGGTTCTATCAAACAAATATCTCACGATATACTAGCCTTTGCTCGTAATATAACTGCAGAGAAAGAAGAAGAAAGAAACACAATCAGACTATCAGTATTAAAATCAAGATATACTGGTAAGACAGGTCCAGCAGGTACTTGTAAGTTTGATTATGAAACAGGCAGATTACACGATGGATTATACGATGATATGTTAGATGGCCTTAATATATAATTGAAGTCCATTATTAAAAGGGAATACCTAAATGGAAGATAACTTGAAAGACCCTCTAAATGAAGTGGTGGATTATCTAATAACAAAAGTTTCTAGTGTAAATATGAATAACCCTAAAGCAAATAAGGGTGCTCAGATTTTACGTACTATATCTAGCTTTAAAGAGAGCTTACCTAATATAGTACAAGTAGCTTTCGATAAGATGTCCTCTAACTTTACTAGAGAATATCCTGAACAACCTATAGGTCTAGCTAAAGTTACACAAGTAAGTACAGGTATTGGTGAACACGTATTCACTAGATACTTCAATGCTAAGTGTAGCTTTCATCAGTCAATAAGGACAGGTGACTTAGTGCTAGAAGCCTATGTACAATCAGGCTTTATTACAGTTAAAAGGGCAGAAGGCTTTGGCGCTTACAATGCTCAAGCACCTTATATGATTGAACCAACAGACCGTTGGGAAGAGATAGGTGAGTTTAAACTTATTGAGAGCAAAGGATTACTCGTATATACAGTAGATGTGATACCTGAAGCTATAAGTAATATAATGCAACCTAAGAATTATCCTTTAATAAAACGATGGGGTATATCAGCACCTCAAGAACAGAAAGATAAGTTTAATAATGTTTATATTGAATCATCTTTTGTTAGAGCAGCTAATAATCTACAGCAAACCTCCTGGAAGATAAACCCAAAGGTATTAGATGTTCTTATAGATAAGATAGAAGATATACTACCTGAAGATACACCTATGTATGAAGATGCTATACCTAAATCAGTATTAAAGACTGCATATGAGAAGTATCAGAAGAACCCTTCTTCAACTAACAAGCAAGCGTATAATACTATAGCTAAAGAATGGGAAAAGACTCTTAGACCTCTACAAGTTAGAGCTAAGCGGGCAGAGATTAAGACTACTCTAGGTAAGGCTAAACAACTAGCTGAGTGGCCTAGGTTTTATTCTTTAGTAGATCTAGATTACAGAGGTAGAGTATACTACAAAGAACCTTACATGAACTATCAAGGTAACGATATGGCTAGAGGGCTTATGTCCTTCAGTGAATCTAAATTAATTGATGGTGAAGGTAAGAGAGCTTTAGCTATACACACAGCTAACTCTTACAATGAAAAGTATGATGTAAACAAAGTACCTAGTTGGGTAGAAGAAGATTATAATAGTATGCTTATTAAAGAAGGCATAGATACTATAAGTGTAGATAAGTTTTCTCTTGAAGACAGAATAAACTGGTTTAATAATAACTGGGATCTGATAGAGAACACAGCTAATAATAGTATCTTACATAAGTGTGAGAAGCCAGTAGTGTTTCTAGCTTGTTGTCTAGAGTGGTGTGATATAGCTGATATGGAAGATGCAGGTGAAATGCCAACATCAAGTATACCAGTAGCTATTGACGGTACATGTAATGGTTACCAACATTCAGCCGCACTATCTAGAGATAATAAGACAGGTAACTTAGTAGCACTACAAGACAGTGCAGTCCCACATGACTTATATGTTAAGGTAGCTCAGAAGATAGTTGAATTAGCTCCTGATTTCTTTGTAAACAGACCTATGTCTTATGCAGAGATACGTAAGTTAATATCTAAGAGAGCTACAATGACAAGAGCTTACTCTGCAGGTGCACAAACAATAGCTGAATCAATGTACTCTGATTGTGTACAAGCTGGTGCAGATGAGCAGTATAATATAACTCAAATAGATTGTGATGAATTAGCTCCACATATACTTAAGGCTATTGAACATGTGTGTCCTGGTTCTCAGACAACAATGAAGTTCCTACAAGACTTAGCGCAATGGGAGCTAGGTACTTTTGAGTATCAAGACCCTGATGGTAATAAGATATCTAACTCTACTATAAGTAAGTACAAGAAAGAAGCTCGTATAGCTAACAAAGAACAAAGAGCTAATCCTACTGTAGAAAACACACTAGTATTAAACAAGATTAACTCTAAGTTATCTGAGTGTAAACTAGTATTAGTTAAAGGATATGCAGGTGATGACATACGTTGGATGACTAAATCAGGCTTCCCTGTTATATACAAAGTTAATGCTACACGACAAGACACTTGTAAGTCTACCTTACGTGGTGTTATTGGCGGTGCATCTAAACAACCAGGGCGTATCAATCACGTAGCTAAGATATACTTAGATACAACAAACAGAAGAGAAGCTAGCGCAGGTATCTCTCCTAACTACATTCATTCACAGGATGCTACTCATATGGCATTAGTGATAGATAAATTCGGTATCAACTTCGGTGCAGTACATGATAGCTTTAGTTGCCATGCCTCTGATGTTGAATTATTAAAACAAATAACACAAGAAAAATTCGTTGAGATGTACAGCAACGATAACCCCTTGGAAGCAGTTAAAGATTGTATAACACATAACAACTGCACCATAGAAGTACCAGAGCTTGGTGACCTAGATATATTCGAAGTCATTGGTTCACGTAACTTCTTTTCATAGGTGAAACATGACAAACAAAACTCATTACAATTGGTTTGCTTTGCGTGATCGGTACTTACTTAGTAAAAATAAAAAACCACTAATGACTGATGAACGCTACTGTGAGATTGAAGGTATTGACCCCGATACTTATGCATACAACAGAGAGAATATGCGTGATTATTTTATTAGTAAACAAGATGATGCCACTATAGGTGCAGAACAGTATGATCTATTCTTAGCACACAATGGTATCTTAACAGAGAAGGAAAATTAAAATGTTATTAGTAATATTAGGTATATTCTTTACAGCATTAATATTTGGAAGAGGATCATTATAATGGCTAAACAAAGTTACAACCCACAAGCACTCGCAGGTATAACAGATTATTCTGATGAAGAATTTCAACAAGATATGAAAACATACGATATAGATATACCGGATGAGTTATTGTATACAAAAGAAATGAATCATTTTATGTTATCTCAAGTGTCTAAAGTAATAAGAGAAAATAAATCTACTAATATAAACCCTAATACTGGGAATGTATACACAGAAAAAGAAGCTAGAAAATTTTCTGAAGATAATTATAAAAGAAGAAAAGCTGAGTTTAAAAATTTAAACGGCTGGTAAAATAAAAATACCCCTAGAGTCTCATTGAGAGATCTCTGGGGGTATTTAAGTTTTTAATTTAAAAATCCTTTCATGGTTTTGCGAATTTTCTTTCTGTTATTTTCAAAGTCTTTTAATCTACTGTTAAGGTCTTCCTTATATTTTAATACATTATCCATATAAGATAATGCAACAAATACAGGTAAAGTCCTTTCATCGTTTTTACCTCTGCTAACAGTAACAGTTTTCTTAAGCAAATCTTCTGTAGGTATGTTGAAAGTAAGAGTAGGGTTATCAGGAGTAGCTCCTCTTTCTTTAGGTGGTATCCATCCTACTGCTCTATATATTTTATCGTATTGTTTAAAATAACTAAAGTCTTCTCCCTCGTTTTCTCTTTCAATCATTTTAAAATGATTAGCATCTGCATCTGCCATAAAATAAGAAAAAGGTCCATTGCGACCAATGTCAAAAGGTATTTTGTTTTCCATCATTCCTTGTAATTTCTTTTTAATTTTACTCATTACTTCATCGTAGTTATCATAGAAAGATTTTAATTGATTAAACTCTAGAGACTGATCTATAGCACCTCCTGCTCTATTTGCAGCAAAGTAATAATTACCATAAGAAACACTAGCTGCATTTATATTATCAAATATTTGTAAAGCAGGATGAGTTAACTTATCTTTAATATTAGGATTAACTTCTTTAAAAGTAAGTCTAACTACATGCGCCTCTCCTCTTTGAGCAGTAACAATAGGTGATCTGTTTTGAGCTAAAGATCCTTCTGCAGCTGAATACAAAAATGTTTTACCAGAAGCATCAGTAACTTTTTTATCTTTATTTTTCCTAAGTAAATCTTTACCTCTTTTCTTATTAGGTATTCTAGTTTCATTACCTTCAGAATCAACAACAACTATGGTTTCACCTGAAGACATAGGTACTAATCCTTCTGAACCAATAGGTATGTTTAATCCTAACATATCTTTAGGAGAAAGAAACTCACCAAATCTTTGGACAGACTTACTAGCTCTTTTAATACCAGTACTTGCAGCCTGTATTTTGTGGTGCATTAAAACTACTTCAAACATTTGTGCAAAATCTACTGCCATATTAGTTAGGTCTAAGTCTCCTTGAAATACGTAATAAGGAGTTAATGCTTCTTTAATAGCTGGGTATTTATTTAATAATTCTCTTGCAGTATTACCATGATTAACAGCAGGAAAACCATAAGCATCAATAGTTAAAGGTTTCTTAGCTATTTCTTTAGCATCTGATTGTGTTAAAACAGCCAAAACGTTTTGCATAGATTTAGCAGCATTAGGTATATCGCTAAATCCTATGTTAGCATTTTTAAATAACTTGTTTCTTCTAATAGGGTCTTTTAAATAATCATCTAAGATAGTAAGAAAGTATTCTCTTAAATCACCATTTTCTAAAGTATTAATTGACTCTGGATCAACAATAAGCCCTGCATGCATAGCGTTAACTTCACTTCCAGCATTAAAATCAAGTATAGTTGGTCCTCCAGAATTAAGATCCATATCATTAACACCCATAGGAGTGTAATAAGTTCCATTAACTCTAGAGCTTTCCATATTAGCTATGTCTATAAGAGTAGTAACTTGAAAACTTAATTCTTTAAACTTAGTATTTTTTACTATGTCAGTTAATAATTGAGCTTCTTCCTGTGTAAAGTTAGGCATAGTTGTTTCCATAGGACTTATTACTGCCTGCCCTGTTTTAGAATTAATAGGTAGCTTTCCTTTCTCATCTAAGGTGGGTAGGAATCTTATAACAGCATCTAAATTAGTTTTATTATTTTCTTTATTTGAGAAATTAAGTTTAGCAGAAATTCCTTTTAGTATATTACCTCTTCTAACTGCTTCATTAATTATTTGAGGTGTAATCATTTTTAGTCTTGCATCAGGTCTAATATTACGAGAATCCTCACCTAATAAAACAGAAGAAGCTGAAAATAATAAATGAGATACTGCTAACCTGTTGTCATTGCTAGGAAAACCTTTACTTGTTCCTCCGTTATTCATATATTCATAGTAACTATCACTATATCTACTTATATTATAGAAAGAATCTTTAGGTACTTTAAATCTAATTCCATGTTGAAAGTTTATTAAGAAACGATTATACGTATTAGCGGCATCTATTCTAGTATTAGTCTCATAAAAACGTAACACCGTACCATCAACTGATTTCCTACCAAACTCTGGTTGTCCTGAAGAATGTATTTGAGAAAAATTAACAATAGCTCTTATAGCTTTTTCTCGTTCCATATTCATATGAGTTAAGGCTTTTTTATCAGACACACCTGTTGCTTTAATTTGAGCTAACTTATCTGAGCCTATACCTAGTGCATTAGCAAATAAGTCTGCTCCTTCAAAGTTAGAAGTAGCTAATCTAACAAACAAAGAAGATAAACCAATTTGTTCGGTTGTAGAAGTAATTGGAACTCTATCTAACCTTACACCATAATTGTTAATTTCTTTATTAGCTAATGCAGCTTTATCTAACGCACCTATACGAGGCTTAACTGGGTTTCTAGCTCTTTCTAAAAAGCTAGGTAAAAAACTTTTATCTTCAGTAGCAGGTAAGGTTATCCTAGGTAACTTAACAGGACTTACTGTTGCTGATGCAAAGTTCATATTAGCCCTGATAAGTTCCATACCCGCAGTAGTAGGATATAATACTTTTTGATCTGGAAAAGCTTCACTACTTATAAGTTTAACTTCAGGTAAATCCATTGCATTGTTACCAACTATTTCACCTAATAGTTCAGGGTCTGCAGCATCAATATCGCCTGTAGGTTGCCCTTGAGCTATCCTGTTATTTCTTAATGTTGTTTTAATATAGTTACCTATCCTAGATTTAAATAATTTAGGAGGTAAACCATACTTAACTACTTCTTCGTTTTCTAATAAGTCATCAAATATAGCATCATTAAAATTTAAATCCGCTCCCTCATCTGCTGCGTATTCTCTTTGTTGGTTAAATACTTCTTCGCCTAGCATTTCAAACATAGTAACAGTTAATGCATTAAGACTTGCAGTTAAAGACTCTCTATTATCTACATTAGAACCTAAGATAGATGATACTGCATCCCAACCTGCTTGATTGGGCGCACCTGACTCGTTGGTTACATTAAGCACACCTCCTTCTTCTGGTCTAGTAGATGTTTGAGCTAACTTATCACTTAAGTTAGATGCTACTGATTTTACTTTACCTTGATCTGAAGAAGGTATATATGACCCTATCTTTTCTTTGATATCATTCATTCTAGTTAAATCAACTAATAAAGTAGGTCTAGAAATTGCTTCTGCTGCTGCCTTTTCTTGAGCAAGATATAATCTTTCTTTTTCTTTAGGGTCATTAGTTACTTCTCCTTTTTCATTTATAAAAGGAGTATCTTTAAATTCTTCTGGTAATCCAGGTTCAAAAGATTGTTCACTAGGTCCTACTGTTGAAGGAGTATTTAATTCATTTAATATAGTATTAGCAGTAAGTCCTGAAGCAACAGAAGACATAGCACCCTCTCCTGGTGCAAGATTAGATCCAGCTGTTATGCCACTAAATACAGACAACGCTTCATCAGAGTTCACTCCTCTTGAAGGAGGTCTCGGCATAGGAGAACCGTCAGGAGTTGCTACATTGTATTGAGATCTGCCTCCAAAGCCTTCAAAGGGATCTGCTTCTATTGCCTGAGATCCTGGAGCTAGAGGTGTAGTTGAAGCATCAACTGCAGCTTCGGCTTCCAGTATCTTTATTTGTTCAGGTGTAAGTTGAGTCCCAGAGGACCCAACATTTCTTGTGTTAGTTATTTTTGCCATTTATTTTATTCTCCAAATATATCATTCACAGATATCTTAGCTTGGTTAGCTAACTCTGTGAAGGGGCCAAGTCCAGGAGCAGCTTTAATAGCGGCCTTAGTAGCATCACCAGTAGTCTCTCCGAAAAGAGTCTGGTATCCTACGTTGCCTAATTTAGCTGTGTATCCTAGGGCAGGTACGTCCCCTACTGCGAAATCAATTACACTATCGAAAAAGTTATCGCTTCGGTTATCATACACTGGATTTGCAATGTCTACTATTCGTTGTGCTGAACCTAAAAGTCCTGACGCACCAACTGCTAATTGAAACTTTTCTTCATCTTCTAACCAATCCGGTATTTCTCCGTATTTAATAAGAGACTTAAGGTGTAGTACCAAGAAGCCCATAGATAAAAGAAAAGCTATGTTTCTTACCCCTCTAACTCTATTAATTATAGTGCCATTGAAAGGTTGTTTAAGTATTTGAGGTAATATTCTAGACGTAAATGTAGCTATAAAACCTTGGAACTGAAATATTAAAGCTGTCTTAGGGTTTTGATAGAAGTTAGGTCTAGATGTTTTAGTTGGATGAGCTACTGCATCGTTAACAAAATTGTATTGCATACGTTGCATATTAGCATCATAGGTTTTAATATCACTTTCTGTTAATGGACCCATCTTAGATCTAATGTTTAACATGGAATCAATATCACCTTTAAGGTGTGTTATCATTTCTCTTGCTTGTAAAGATTCTATATTAATAGTACCATTAATTTCTGATTCAATAGATTTAAAAGCATTATCTATAGCATCATAAGAGGCTGCAATAGAAAGGTTTCTAGCTATGTTAGTAACAGAGTTTAACTGACTATACCTAAAGAAACTATTAAGTAACTGCTGTTGTTTAGCACTACCTTGTGCATCTAATCTAGCAGAAGCAGATTGAGTTTGTAACTCATAACCTAAGTCTTGACCTTTCTTTTTAAGCTCACTGTATTTAAACTTCTTAAGCTTAGTAAGATCTTTACGTTTAATCTTACCTTTACTTGCAACTGAAGCTGCATGGTTCATAGTATCATATAGCTCTATTGCCGCACCTTGTGCAAAAGGAACTATAGTTTTAAATATATCTTTAGTACTTAACGTCTTAGTTGACAATGCAACTTCAAGTAATCCTGATACTGGAGCCAGTGTTAAAGAGTTAATAGTAGTAGCTGTTGTCATAAAGTTCTGAGCAGTTAATAAGTATTCATTCTCGATACGATTTTCTGTACCAGCTCTTCTACCTAATAAAGATCTATATCCTTCTGCTATTTCTGCTGCTTCTTCTGGTGTTAATTCTTTATTATCAACTGCTCTTTTTATAAAATAAGCAGGGCGAGAACCATTAACACCTAAATAATTTTTATTAGCTGCAGTAGATCCTGTCTTAGTATTATTAAGTTGTACATTAGCAAATATATCTGATTCAAAATATTTTTCAAACTCTTTTTTACCCATAATATTTTTTATATTAAGTTTTTCTTGAGCAGTATAATCTAAATCTAAAAACGAATCACCAAAATCTTCTACATTCTGTACTTCATTTAGTTCTATAATGTCTCTATATACATTGTTAGCTCTTAAAGCGGTAAAACCTAATTCATTTATTAATAAGTTAGTAAAGCCTTCTCTATCTTCTTTAACTTTATTTCTATTAAGGTTCTTAGTCTTACGAGAAAAGCCTATTTCTTTAGGTGTACTTAAATACTGTGCCCGTAACATATCTGCTCTATCTAAATTATCTGCATACTCAAGAACAGCTTCTTGATTAGCTGGATTATCTAGAGGTAAAACTGTATTGCGTTCTCTAGCTACTTCTTTAAGAGAACCTTTTTTACTTAAGTCTTTTGTATTAGTAAGCTCATCTAAAGCTTCATTAAGCTCTTTATCTTTCATAATATTATTAATATCATTTAAAGTTTTTTCGTTAGGAAATAAATTTAAAACTTGAGCATCTGTTCCTGTAAACTTAGATAAATTAGCAGTTACTATTTGTTGATGTGTTTCTAAATCATCTCCAAAATATATTTTATTACCACCAGCTAATGCTAAAGCTTTACGTGTGTTAACTCCTTTAGCTCCATACTTATTACTTAAAAATTTAAAATCACCTACAAACACAGAGCCTCTAAATAAGTCTCCAGTTGCTTGAGCTATCTTTTGTCTTTTAGTTCTATCATCTTTCTTTTTACCTTGACTAATTATATTAGCTAATTGTTCATTTGAGTTATCTGATTCTCTTATTAATGACTCAATGTCTATAGATTGTTTAGTATTAATTAAATCTTGTTGGTATTTAAAATCATTAGATGATTTACTTAAGTCTGCCTTATTACGTCCATGTAGATAGTCAGCTATTTCTACTGCTTGAGTTGCTTGACTTACGCCTCCGTAAGTACCACCTAAGAATGCACCAGCTACTGCAGAATTGAGTAGTATATTTTGTAAATCATTATAGTCATCTTCTGTAAGATTACCTAATTTATTCCAATTCTCTGCTGAATAACCTACTGCTTCTTGCAATGCTTCTGTAATAGACTCGGCTGCAGCTGCTTTAACTACAGACTTACCTACAGAACTTGCTAAATATTTAGCTTTAAAGCTATCTGCTAACTGATCTTTCATAAAAGCACTTACTTTAGTTAACTCTTTAGTAGTTGCAGAAGCAATAAACTTCTCTGCTTCTTTAACATTACCGTTAAACTTAGAGTCAGCTATTTCTTTCATGGCTTTCTTAGCGTTAGGTCCTTCTCCAATTAACTGTGTAGCTAATTTGCTACCACCTTTAATACCGATAAGATCTAAAGCACCTTGAACTGCACCTGATACTAATGCAATAGGAATATTCTTTTCTTCTTGAGCAGAATAAGTTTGTCCACCATAAATTAAACCAGGTACACTTAAAGATAAACCATATGTAGCAGGAGCAGCCATAGCAGACGCTATAGATATAGCCATGTAAGGTGCAGATATTATAGAGTTACCTATAAGATAGTCATAATATCCTTTTATACCTGATAGATTCCAATTACCATCTTCATCAAAAGCATTTAGTCCTTGCATAGAAGGTAATTCAGAAGCTTCTAATTTAATTCTATTAAGGTTTCTTTGACCAGCATTATCTTCTGCACCAAAAGCATCTGCAGTTAGATCCCAAATACCCCACATACCCTCTTGTAAACCTGTACCTGCTAAAGTTAAAGCAGAACGAGCATAACTGTTTGCTTCGTTATCAAGTCCTCTGTCACTACTTCTGTATTGAACTTGATTAGGTGAGAATATATTTAAACTTCTATTAGCTTCTAGTTGCGCTTCATTAATAGCTAAAGGCTTAGCTACTAGTCTTTCTCTAGAGTTAATTAAGTCTCTTATATTATTAACTTTATTATCTAATTCAGTAGGTGTTCCAGCTAATTCTCTTTTTCTTTTTTCTAATCTACCGAATATAGCTTGACCTATTTGTTCATCAGTAGAATAGTTAGTAAGATTAGAAGCTCCTGAACTTAAAGCTATACCAGATAGCGTTTGTCCTGTTTCAGGGTTACGCCAATCAATAACTGTTCTACTTCCAGTAGCATCTGATTGTTCATACTGTACTCTTTCAGTAAGGTTATTTTCTTCAGTAATAGATTTAAGGAGGTCAGCTTGTTCTTGAGCACCAACCTCCCCTGAAACATAACTGCCAGATTCAATATCGACTTTACCAGTTTCACGAGTATCAATACCTCTAATCCTTTCACCTTGTCCAGTAATAGGATTGTAAGTAGTATCGCCGTCTTTAAATATAGGACGTAACTCTTGTTCTCCATCAAATATTTCATCATTTTTAAATGGCATAATATATCTCCAATAGTAGGGTTAACCTAATTCTTTCTTAACAAATAAGTAAAAACCATTTCTACCTTTTGCATTACCATACTTTTTCTTGTCTTTATCAGACAATCCATTCCAAGTTAAAGCAAGTTTAGATATTATAGCATTACCAGTTTCACCTGTTTCATTTGCTCTTTTCTTAAGTGGTTCTTGTAGCGCTTGTATATACTGAGATCCAACATAATCAAATTTGTTTTGATCTTCTTCTTCAGGATTCAATACCCATAAGCTATCTACACCACCAGTCCAAGCTTTAGCTTGTTCTAACGCTAGGAAGCCTTCTAATGTACCTATCTTTTTATCTGGATTAATTCTAGCTTCTTGTTGCATAGATTGTAGCGCTCTACCGTAAATTATACCAAAGTTATTTGCAGTTGAAGCATCAGATAAATCATATCCATTTGCCATACCCCAACTAACTGCTGATCTAGATATATTTTCATCGGAAGGAATGTTCTTTAATCTTGTTTCTTCACCTGATCCATATAACGCAGCAGATTCTGATGCAGCGCCTTTTCTAAATGTTTCATAAGCCTTAGCTATATTAGATTCATTAGTTGCTTTATTGCCTGCTAAAGTTGCAGCAATTTTAGATAAAGCTATTTTATCTACTTGTTTAAACCTAGCATCTTCTCTATCATATCCTTCCTGTCTAACATCTGCAGCTAACTTTTCCTTGCGTTTAGATTCTGACTGAGCAAGAACAGTATTACCTGCCCAACGCATAGATCCTTGATGAGAATATCCTGCTGCTCTTGAAGCTAAATAAAAACCTACAGCACGACTTAGATCTGATGTTTCTAAACCAAAGAAATTTTGTAACAGACCACCTACTTGTTCTTTAACACTATTAGGTGTACCTTTGTTTATTTCACTTTGTTTTTTAGAAGTAAGATCTATTTCTATGCCATCTTCAGTTGTAGCTGTAGTATTACTTGTAGATACACTAGTATCTTTATCTTCTTTTTTACTTGCATCAGTAACTGTAGGCACTGTTGTGCTCTCTAATAATTTCTTTTTATTAGTTTCTAATTCTGAAACAAGAGCATTATCTCCTGATGCTTTTGCTGCAGCAATTCTTTGATCTAATATAGAAATACTATTTAAATTTTCTTCATTGCTTACCATATCTTTCTGTTCTTTTAATTTTGATAAGTAAGCTTTATGTGCTTGATCTTGGTAGACTGCATTATCAAATTCTTTCTTTTGTAATTGATATTGTTCAGTACTAATTTCATTATCAGCATATTCTTTAGTAATCTTTTTCATCTTTTCAGGATCAATACGGAAAGGACTAACTGCTTCAGGTACTCCGAATCTATCAGATTTAATTTGATAACCATTGTTATAAACAAAAGTATTTTCCCCTGGAACCATATCGTCAATAGGTTCTCTTTGAGGTACTGCTTTGTAACCAGGAGGCACTGAATCAATAGTAGTTCCTATTGGGCCAGCATTATAACCTGGAGGCACGGCATTAACACTAGTTCCCACAGGTCCTGCATCGTATCCAGGAGGTACTGCATTAACACTAGTTCCTACTGGTCCAGAATCATATCCTGGTGGAGTTGCATTAACAACCATTGGTATTGGTTGTTGACTATATCCTGCTTGAGGATCCCCATAGCTACCGTCTGCTGTGCTTTTAGAATACATATTAGCTCTAGTATCTATTTGCCTTTGAGTTAAAGGAGTTGGATATCTATCATCTAAAGAGTTAGCTGTGTTTAAAGCAAACCTCATTGAACCATTTGCTGGTTCTGAAAAAACAGATTTAATTTCAGGAACATACATTGAATCATTACCTGGGGTTGGAAATTGATTTTCTAATTCTATTTTATTATTATAATTAATTGCATCTTGAGGAGATAATGCTGTGTCAAAAGGATAATTAGTTGGTTTACCTTGAGGTACAGGTTGTGCAAAAGCTAAGTCTTCTTGAGCTATATTATAATCTAAAAAAGGTCTTTCAGGTTGTACAGGCATTGGCGGTGCTAACGAGTCTTGAAACCTATTAACATTATATAATGCCTCTCTGGCTAACAACTTATCGGGGTCATTAGGGTCTATCATAACGGTACCTCTATTATATCCAGGTACACTATTAGTACCATTATTAAATTCTAGTTCAGGTATTTCCATGCCTTCAAAAGGAGGTACATTAATACGACTATCAGCAGTGCTTGTAACTCTAGGGGGTACTGTTGGAACGAACTCTTCTCTTGGAAACATTGGTTCAGCTACTGCTGGAACCTCTTTAGCAATATCAGTAGTATACTTATTACCGTTATACTCAAATACACCACCATCACCACCGTGTTGTTGTCTAGCTTGACTAAATGCTTGATCAAAACTTTGAGGTTGAGGTACGGCTTGTTTATCCATATCTTGTTGAATAGCTTCTACTATATCTACACTAGGCTCAGAATAATTTTTAGTAAATGTTTTACCTTTAATAATGTTAGATAAGGCAGAACCATAATTTGGATCTGTAGCATAACCAGAATTACTTATTGCATTTATTTGTGTAGGCAAATCTTTTGCTTTTAAGACTGAATCATATCTAGGGTTAGATACAAGAAAGTTTCCGTAGTCTTCTACGCTTTCTCCTATATCCTTATAGGTTCTAAAGTTGTCTTTTACTTTTACTTTTTTACCATTAATTATTTCATGAGTATCAATAGTTTGACCGCCCTTTTTTCCATGAGATTTAATACCAAAGTAATTATTTCCTTTAACTTTTTTACCCCAACCTGTTTCTT